GCAGCGACCCCCGGCCGCGGAGCGACACTGCTCATCGCAGCACCGGGCGGGCTGCGGGGCCCGGTAGCCCCTAGCCTACCGCCGCGGCGCAGAACGCACATCGGGCGCGGGACGAGAAGCCGCGCCCGCCGAGTCGGCGGGCGCGCCCTGCGCCGGGCGGCCTGCCCGCGGCCTGCCCGAGCCGCCAGGGCGGGCTCCGCCAAAGGGCTGAGCGCGGCCCGCCCACGGTTTGCAAACGCGATCCCCGCGTGCTATACTCGGCGCGGGCGCGGGGATGTGGCGAAATGGCAGACGCGCATGACTTAGGATCATGTGCCGCAAGGCGTGCGGGTTCAACTCCCGCCATCCCCACCAGCCACATTCCGCGATGTCGCGGAATTTACTGGTTCAGACTCCCCCACGGGCTGCCGGCGACGGGGCCGGGGCGAGCGGCGGACGGTGCCACCAGGGGCGCCGCTCAGGGGAGGGATCGTCCAGGTTGGAAACGTGCAGCGGGCAACACAAAGCGCGGCTCTGCCGGCCCACGGGGGCCGGGAGCGGGTCGAAGCCGTCGTTGCAGGTCGGGGGCTGCGGCGAGCGGGGGGAACCCGAGGGGGGCGAATTGTTGAACGGGCGACGTACTCCTACAGAGCAAACGGGAATGGTATGGGATTGTTGATTGTCGGGCTCTGGCTCCTGTGCGGCGTCATCGCCGCCGGTGTCTACACCAGCAAGGGCCGCTCAGGCGCCGAGGCGTTCATCGTCGGGGTGGCGCTCGGGCCGATCGGCGTCCTGCTGGCCCTGCTCACCCCCTCCGATACGGCGGCGTTGGAGCACCAGGCCGTGACATCCGGGGCGATGCGGAAGTGTCCGCACTGTGCCGAGCTGATCCGGCCAGAGGCGACGGTCTGCCGTCACTGTACCCGCGAGCTGGCACCGGCCGTCGTGCTCGGCGACACCCAGGCGCGGAAGATCCCGTACCGGGCCGCCGCCAAGTGCTCCGCCTGCAACGGGGACGTGCGTCTGGACGCCGTGCGCTGCAAGCACTGCAAGCGGGAGTTTGTGTAGGGGTCCGCTCCTTTCGGTTGTTCGGCCCTGCCAGGGGCCTGCAACATAGATCGCCGGTTGCCTGAGAGCCATCGAGGGAGCCGGCGAGTTCCTGCGTAGGGCGCTGAGGTTTTCGAGGACAGCAGCGCACTACAGAGCCGGGGGCCGTGATCAGTGGGTCGCAACACCCACAACACTGATCACGGCCCCCGGCTCATTTATTGTGTCACCTCGCGTCCGACGCTCCAGCGTGTCGATGATCTGGTTGACCCGCTCCACGCTGATCCCCGCCTGCTCTGCGATGCTCTCGACGTAGATGAGGTGCTTCCGGCCGAGCCGGGGCGCCGTTCGCAGCTTGCCCGCTGCGATCCACGCACGGATGGTTTGCGGCGTCGTGTCGAAGATGTGCGCCGCCTCCTCCGGTGATGCAAACACCCGTGTGGTCATGATCTCGTGCCTCCTCTCGATAGCTCGCCGCGATCATACCACACGGGAAAAGAAGCGTCAATAGCGAAAGCTGAGATCAGTTGAGATCGTGACCGATCTCAGTGATGACAGCATGTTCATTGACAAATAGCGAAAGCAAGATATAATAAGAGTGTCGGAGGTAAGTAATCACACGGAGGCCACAATGTACACCAAGCAGATCGTCTACGACCCCGAGACCCGCGACTTCGCCGGCTACCTCAACGGCGAGCTGGTGCGCTTCTTCCGCACCTACCAGGAGGCCGAGCAGGCCCTGGACGCGCTCGTGTACGACGCGCTGCGGCGGGCCTAAACGACGAAGGCTCTGGCAAGTGCCAGAGCCTCCACCGGGACCGCGGGCGGGGGGAGTTGTCCAGACCGACCCCCGCCCCCTTCACCACCAGGAGTATACCACCGATGCTGTGCTACACCCTCCCCCCCGTCGAGCTGGTCCGCGACGCCCTCGCCGAGCTCGCCCGCATCGCCCAGCTGGCCGGCGACACGGCCAACGCCAACGCCCTGAACCGCGCCGACGCGCAGGTCGCACAGGGCGTGTACGCCGCCGTTCGGGTGAGCGCCGACGGCTCGCTGCTCGTTCCGTCGCGGGAGACGGCGGGCACGGTCTACCGCGTCGGCCCCCTGCCCTGCTCCTGCACCGCCGGGGCGAACGGCCGGCCCTGCTGGCACGCGGCACTGGCCGAGGCCGTGGGCGTGGCCCGCGAGCAGGTCGCCGACGCCCTGGACGCCGCCGCGGCCCTGATCGCCGCGGCCGAGGCCGCGATCGTCGCCGGCCGCTGCACCCTGGACGATGCGGCCTACGCCGAGCTGGTCGCCGGGTGGTGGGACCTCCCCGACGGCCGCAACGACGGCGAGGCGGGGACGTGGGTCCACTGGGGCCACACCCCCCTTGCCCGCGCCACCGTCCGGCTGAGCGACGCCGACCGCGAGATTGACGCCCTGTTTGCGTAGCGTTCTCGCCCGGGTGGGCGGCCTGCACCGCCCACCCCCACCCCCCCCAACGATGCAGCAGCTGACGACCCTGATCGCCGCCCTGGTGAGTGCGCTCACCATCGCCTACCGGCGGCGCCACGACCAACCGACCGTCGAGGCGGCCCGCGAAACGGCCGCCCGCATCCTGGCCGACCTTTGGACGCTGATTGACGAGGACTGAGCGATGCAGACCGTGCACTCCTACTACGACTGGACCGAGCCCAAGCAGCACAGTGCGGACGACGAGGGCAACCTGGTGCAGCTGTGTGACCGCTGTGCCCGCCCGCTGCTCAACACCGGCGACATCGCCCTGGCTCAGAACGGCGACGAGTACAGCAGCTGCGAGCGCTGCGGCGCCCCGCAGGACGAGCGCCCCTGATGACGGCGGCGCCCCCGGGCTTGCCGGGGGCGCCAGGCTCACACGCGGCGGCGTGCAACCCCTCGCCCCCGCCGCGCCACGGAAGGATACCACCGATGGCCCTCTCCGACCGCACGATCGCCCGCCTCGCCGCCGCCCTCGCCGCGGCGAACCTGGGGGGCGCCGACGCCCACGCCACCGCCGCCGCCGAGCTGGCCCGCCTCGCCGCCCCCGACGGGACTGACGCCCACGCCGCGAACAACGCGATCGTCCTGTTCGCGGTGCGCGGCGGCTACGCCCACGGACTGCTCGCCACCGCCGCCCCCGACGCTGGCCGCGCCGTGCTGGCCCGCCTCATCGCCGCCGGTGGAACGGACGATGAGATTGCCGAGCTGCTCGCCGTGCCGCTGCGGGAGGCCGCGTGATGGACGCCGACGCCGAGCTGGAGGCGCTGGCCCGCGAGATCGCCGCTGAGCGGGGGTGCAGCCTCCGCATCGCCCGCCAGGCCGCCCGCGCCCTGCTCGCCGAGCTGCGGCGGGTGCGCCAGGACTGGGACCGCAGCGTGGCCCGCCAGAGCCTGCACCGCGTGACCCACCGCCCGCCGACCGCCTGAGTACCACGGACCCCCGATCATCAGTACGAGAGGAGCCTGCGATGAGCACCGAGACCCTGAGCCCCGACGCCGTGGCCGAGATCGCGCACGCCGAGGCGCTGCACTTCGAGGACGCCTACGACGCCGCCCGGGACGCCGCCGAGATCGAGCTGCTGGCCCTGGCCCACGCGCTCCACCTGGACGGGGCCGACGACGGCTGCCTGCTGCCCGGCCGCGGCTATCGCTTCTTTGTCCGCGGCCCCCGCGCAGCGCTGCACCTGGACGTGACGCCGGCCGGCGCCGGCCGCTTCACCACAGCCGTCGTCGCCCGCTACACGCACACCGTGAGCACGCTCGACGACGGGGACGAGGCGGGCAACCACTACGTGAGCGAGGCCGCCGCCGTCGCCGCGGCCGAGGCCGCGACCCGCTGCGGGCGCACGCTGCGGGCGGTGTGGCGCATCGGCGACGACTGGCAGCCCGCCGTGTTGGTGTTCGACGGCCTCGCCTACCGGCCGTAGCCGCCCCCCTTCCCGACACGCCCGACACGTTCTGTCGCAAACCCGAGAGGAGCGCCCCCATGGCGATCGAGCCCACCGCCCTCCCAGAGAAGCCCGTCCGCATTACCTTCACCGTGCAGGCCCGCATCAACGGCCACGCCGGCCCGCTGGCCATCGAGGGCGAGACCCTGCGCGACGTGATGCGCGTCGTCCGCGGCCTGTCCGAGCTGCCCCAGATCGAGGTCGTGGAGCCGCAGCGGGAGTGGCGCGCCCTCCCCGACGGTACACCGATCTGCCCGAAGCACAACGTCCCGATGCGGCTCCGCGAGAAGCAGGGCGACTCGTGGTGGTCGCACAACGTCGCCGGCGAGGGCGAGAGCCCATGCTACTGCAAGGGCTACGCGGGCAAGGACTCGCCCGGCTGGAGCCGCTAGGCCCGCCCCCGGGTGGACGGCACGGCGCCGTCCACCCCGCCCCTGTGTACCGTGGTACACACCGCAGAAAGGAACCGCGATGAGCCGGGACTTGAACAAGGTGATGATCATCGGCCGCCTGGGTGCAGACCCCGATATGCGCTACACCCCCGACGGGGCCGCCGTGACGACGTTCAGCGTGGCCGCCGGCCGCCAGTGGAAGGACCGCGACGGGCGGAGCCAGGAAGAGACGGAGTGGTTCAAGGTCGTGGCCTGGAACAAGCTCGCCGAGGTCTGCAACCAGTACCTCGCCAAGGGCGCCCGGGTCTACGTCGAGGGCCGCCTCCAGACGCGGAAGTACACCGACCGGGACGGCAACGAGCGCACGGCCGTCGAGGTCGTGGCGGTCGACATGATCATGCTGGACGGCCGGCGCCCCGCCGCGATCACCGAGGCCGACGCGCCCGACGGCGAGCTGTTCGACGACCCGCCCGCACCCGCCCCAAATTCCGCGACGTCGCGGAATGTGCCCCCGCCCGCCCCCGCCCCGGCCCGCGCCCCCGCAGGCGCCCGCCCCCGCACCTCGGCCCCCAACGCGCCCCGGCGCAACGTCCCGCAGCCCCTGGAGGACGACGGCGATGAAATCCCCTTCTGAGGCCCCCGCCCTGGACGTGGACGCCGAGCGCCGGCTGCTGGCCCTCGGCGACCCCCGGGCCACGCCCCGCCGGCGGGCCGACCGGCACGGGCTGCCGCTGCCGGCCTACCTCGCCCTCGTCTACCCGCCCCGCCCGCAGGCGTCGTGCCTGCGCTGCCGCCGCGAGCTGGACGCCGAGCACCTCGCCGTCCACGCGATGAAGGCCCACGGCTACCGGAGGACCGCATGAGCGTTGATCTGCAGAACGGCGTGTTTCCGATCTCCGCCGTCGCCGCCCAGCTGGCCCGCCTGCTCGCCCGGACGAAGGCGACCGGCCAGCCGATCGTCGTGACCCAGAAGGGCTACCCGACGGGTGTCATCCTGAGCGTCGAGGCCTACCTCGCCCTGAAGGCGGCGGCCGAGGCGGCGGCCGCACGGGAGGCGTGATGGACAGCTACCTGATCGCCGGCCTGGCCCTGCGCTTCCCGTCCCTCCTCGACTACGAGGCCCGCCAGCTCGCCGAGGTGATCCCCGCGGCCGACGAGGCCGACGCCCTCGCCGAGGCGTGCCGGCGCCTGCTGACGAGCGCCCCGCCGGTCGAGGGCTGGGAGGGGCACACCGTGCGGGCAACCCCGCTCCGCCCGCTCGCCGCGGCCGGGTGAGGCCCGCCCCACGCCCCCGGCACACGCCCCCTGTCCCGATCCGGGGACAGGGGGCGTTCGCATGCACCCCTTGGGTGAATCGTAACCTTCTGGTGCCGGCGGCGGTTCACCATTGCAGAACCGCCGCACGCACAGGAGCCACCCCGATGCCGCTGCTTTCCACGCTCGCCGCCCTCGCCCGCGCCCTCGACGACGACGACGCCCCCGCCGCCGCCCGCCTCGCCGATCAGCTCACCGCCCTCATCGGCCCCGAGGCCACGCTCACACTGGCCGCCCAGCTGATCGTCGAGCGCACGGGCCGGCGCCACGCCGACGCCGCCCGAGCTGCCGGCGCGGAACCGGCTCGGGCGTTCGTGGCGTAGGTTCGGAATTTCCGAACCGGTGCGCGGGCGTGGTAGGATAGGCCCGCCCGGCCGCCGTCTGGTCCCACCACCAGGCCGCCTTGCCGGGCGCCACACCCCCCACTTCCCCGCCCCCGGCCTGTGCCGGGGGCGGTTGTGTGTGCGCGATAAGTTCCTTTTCCCTTGAATAATCGGTACTTATTGGGCGTCCTGATGCCCCAAAACGGCCAAAGTCCTTACACTCGGCCCGATCGGGGAGATCCTGGGACGCGGTAAACCGGCCCTCGCCTCACGGTCCCGCAGGTGTAAGGAATTAATCGGGGCACAATGCCCACCCCGATCGGGACCGGGGTCCGGGGCCGGCGGGGGCGGATCGTGGGATACTGAGGCGTGATCTAACAGTGATTAGATCAACCCCTCCCCTTCCCCCCGTCCCAACCCCCACACCCCGATGCACGACCTCGCCCGCGCGGCGGGTTTGCCGGCGGTCGTCGCCCCGTCCACCCCGCCCCTCGACCTGGCCGTTGCGGCCTGGGTCGCGAGCAAGGCCGGGCGCACAGGCAGCGAGCGCACGCGCCGCGCCTACGCCGACACCCTCGCCAGCTTCCGCGCCGCCCTGGACGGCGCCGCCCTCACCCTCGACGCCCCCGCTCCCGCCGTGGCTCTGGCCGCGCAGGGCTGGGCCGCCCGCGGCGCACCGGCGCCGGCGACGTTCAACCAGCGGCTCGCGATCCTCAGCTCGTTCTACGCCTTCGCCCGCCGACAGGGGCTGTTCGCCGGCGAGAACCCGATCGACCGCGTGGAGCGCCGGCGGGTGCAGCGCTACGCCGCGGCGAAAGCACTGCCGCTGGCCGACGTGCGCGACGCCCTGGCCGCGATCGACCGCACGACCGTGGCGGGCCAGCGCGACTACTGCCTGCTGGCCGTGGCGCTCCAGACCGGGCGCCGCGTGGCCGAGCTCGCCGGCCTCCGCTGGGGGCACGTCGCGGTCGCGGGCTCGCAGATCACCCTCACCTGGGCGCGCACCAAGGGCGGGAAGCGGATGGCCGACACGCTGCCGGCCGGCCTCAGCGCGAGCCTGGCCGCCTACCTGCGCGCCGCCCACGGCCCGCAGCTGCGCACGCTGCCCGCCGACGGGGCGGTGTGGGTGGACGCCCGCGGTCTGCCGATCGGCATACCCGGGGTGCGGGCGATCTGTGCCAAGCATCTCGGCACGACCAAAGTGCACGCGCTGCGGCACACGTTCGCCCGCACGCTGGAGGAGACGGGGGCGAAGCTCAGCGACATCCAGGCCCGGCTCGGCCACGCGAACGCCGCGACCACCGGGATCTACATGTCGGCGCTGCACGCCAACGAGAACCCGCACGCCGACGCGCTGGCCGCCCTGCTCGGCCTCGACTAGGCCGCCCGCTCCAGGTCGGCCCCGTCGTCACCCCCGCCGTCGGCACGGGGCACGACGACGAGCGGGCGGCCGGCGAGCACGGCGCCGACCGCGGCCGCGGTCGCCGTCGCCGTGGCCTGCGGGGCGGCGTGGATGTCGCGCCGCAGCCGGCGCAACTCCTCGTTCGCCTGGATGACGAACCCCTCGCTGACGAGCGGCCCGTGACCCCACAGGCGGGCCATCGTGGCGACGGCGGTTTCCAGGGCGGCGAGGCGGGTGACGGCCGCCTCCAGCTCGCCCCGCACGTCGTCGAGGCCCTGGACGAGCCGCACGTCGGCCATGCTGTCCTCGGCCTCGCCGTAGCCGAGCGCGGCGAGGCTTTTGCACAGCCCCGCGTCGATGCGCCGGTAGTGCTGGGCGGCCTGATCGGCGTTGGCGATCACGACCGCAATATTTTGGCGCAGTCGCTGCAGCTCGGCGACCGCTTCGGGGGCCAGATTGGGGGCCTGGATACGACGGCTCATCGTTGGTTCCTGTGGGTTTGGGGCGTCCTGATGCGGCCAAAGCGCACGCATCACGAGAATTCTAGCACGGCACACCACCCGAAACCGTGGAGGTCCCACTACCCGTATGAACATGTGTTCATTCCCTGCCAATTGGCGGCAGGAAATGCCTACGCGGGAACGGGATCGGCGGGCTATTGAGCCGTTGGCGGGGGATGGCCTATACTGCGAACAGACGCCAGAGCGAACCCCGCGCGGCGGTGGTCCTCCCCACGGAGGCGCCCCGCCGCGTTGTTGTACCCCCGTCGCAGCCCCCGAGGACACCATGACCGCCCACGACGAAGCCCAGCTGTCCCTTGGCCTGGCGGACCTCAGCCGCTTCGAGCGCGGCCAGGCGTCCTACGCGATCGGCCCCGGCGGCGAAATCGTCTACCAGGGCGTGATCGCCACGGTGAAGATGCGCGACGGCGAGGGGCTTACCGCCTTCTGGAAGCGCCTCAAGGACGAGCACGGACTGCGCCCGGGCGACGTGGTGACCCTGCTCAACAGCGGCGGGCGCCTCGACACCGCCCGCATCGAGCGCACCGTCCGCCCCGCCTAGTCCCGTCCCTGTCTGCTGGCCAGAGCGAACCCCGCGCGGCCACGTTCCCCCGGTTCTCCGGGCGCGAACGTGGCCGTTTTGTTACGCCGCAGCTCCCCCGACCGCGATACCCTGCCGCCCTACTCCACCACCGGGCTGATGCTACGGCGGCGGGGGAGCCCACCACACCTATGCAGCTCGGCCTCGCCCTCACCAGCACTCGCGACCTCGCCTCGCTCCGCGGCCACGCGGCGGCCCTCAACACCGACGTGCTGAAGGTCGTCACGGGCTGGGGCCTGCCCTGGGACGACGGCCTGCGGGCTGAGGCCCTGCGCCTCGCCCCCGCCACCATCGTGCGCACTGTCGCCGGCGACCCGAGTGTCGCCCGCGGCCCGGTCCTGCCCTGGGGGGCGTTCACGTACCCCGTGGCCGATCAGGTCGTCGCCGAGGTGCGGCCCTGGTGGGCGGTGCGCGACCCCGCCCGGGAGTTCTGGGTCGAGATCGGCAACGAGCCCCTGCTCGACCCGCTGCCCGGCTTCAGCCCGGCGAGCGAGTCGTTCGCCTGGGTCTACCGCTGGCACCTGGAGCAGGCGATCGCCGCGTGCCGCGCCGCGTTCCCGGGGGCGAAGATCATCGCACCCGCACACATCCAGAATCACCCGATCCGCATCGGGGCGATCCCCCACGGCCAGGAGTGGATGACCGCGATCGGTGCCGACGTGGCCCGCCGCTGTGATGCGCTCGGCCTGCACGCCTACTCGGTCGCACAGCTGGCACAGGGGATCGAGCAGCTGCGGCGGCTCGTGAGCCGCGACATGCCGATCTGGCTCACCGAGTTCGCCCTGAACGAGCCGTTGACCGACGCGCTGCGCGGGGCGATGTACGCCCAGACGCTGCGCGGGGCCAACCTCGCCGGGGTCACGCTGTACCACCTCGACGAGCGGGGCGGGAGCGACCCCGCCCACTTCCAGCCGGCCTACCGCCTGAGTGCCGCCACCCTCGAGTCGTTCGGCCGCGCGTGGCGCGCCGCACCGGACAACGTTGTCCGTTTTCCCACTCCCGCCCCCGCCCCCGCCCCCGTGGCCCCGACGCGCCCCGCCGTCACGAATGAGGCGATGAGCCGGCTCCACCTCACCCGCGGGCGGAAGCGCGGCGCCATCGGAGCGGTCGTGCTGCACGCCACCGCCGGCCGCGGCCCCTCGGATCTGGCCTGGCTGCGCCAGGGCGGCAGCGTGGAAAACCCCGTCTCGGTCCACTACTACATCAGCAAGGCGGGCCAGATCACGCAGCTCGTCGCCGACTACGACACCGCCTGGCACGCCGGGCGGAGTGCGTGGGGCGATCTCGCCGTGGACGGCTCGCTCAACGCCCGCTCGATCGGGATCGAGCTGGAGAACCTCAACACCGGGCGCGACCCCTACCCCGACGCGCAAGTCGCCGCCGCCGTGGCCCTGGCTCGCTGGCTGGTGTTCGCCTACCGCATCCCCCGCAGCAACCTGGTGCGCCACCTGGACATCAGCCCCGGCCGCAAGACCGACCCCGCGGGCTTCCCGTGGGCGCGGTTCGTGGCCGACGTGTACGAGGGCCTGTGATGCCGCTTCCTCCCCCGCCCACGGCCATCCCCGCCGCCCCCCGCCCCGACGAGCTCGACGCCGCCCAGCGCGTCCGCGAGTCGCTGCGCCTGCGCCGCGATGAGGTCGCCCAGCTCGCCGGCAAGTACCGCGCGACCGCCGCCACGACCCGCGCCACGCTGGCGAACCAGGAGTTTCAGGCCGCCGTCCTCGACGGCGAGGCCGCCGAGCTCGATCGCCTGCTCGCCTGGCTCGACGCCGCCCCCGCCGCCCCCTGCGCGCTGTGCCGCGGCGACGGCTGCACCTTCTGTGGCCGCCCCGCCGACTAGGGCCGCCGCCTGGTGCGGCCCCTGCGGCTGCTACCACTGGCTCACACTGGCCCGCGTCGCCGGCGGTGAAACGCTCCTCATCTGCCCCGTGTTCGGCCCGGCCCCCTACGCCGCCCCGCCGCTGTCCGACCGCTGCCCCGCCGTGATCGCCCCCGTCGTCGCCCGCGCCCGCCCGCCGCGCCCCATCGGGCGCCCACGCAAGGCCCGCTGATGCCCGAGTCGTCCCTCATCCACGGCGAGGCCCTCGCCACGCTCCGCACCCTCCCTGACGCCTCCGTGGACGCGGTGATCACTGACCCGCCCTACGGCGCGAACATCAAAGCCGGTTGGGATCGTGCGCCCTCGGTCGCCTGGGTTGCTGAACTTCCGCGGCTGTTACGGCCTGGCGCCACGGTTCTAAGTTTTGCGGCCTTCCCCTTCATCTTTGCACTTCACGAGGCGATGGAGGCCGCGGGATTCCGGTACCTGTTCAACCTGGTGTGGCGCAAGCGCAATGGCGGTATACGCACCAACGCATGTCTTCCGCGGTACCAGCACGAGCACATCCTCGCCTACACCGTGCGATGCCCCGGCCCGCTCGGTACGGTCTTCAACGGCTATGACGCGGGCCTTCCCGCGCGGCCATGGACCAAGGCGAATGCCTCAGGCGTGGGACACACTACCCACGTGTATGCGAAGGCCCCCGACCCCGCACTGAAAGTTGGCCGGCCCGATGGGCGCCGCTGGATCGCCAGCGTCCTCGACGGGGCCGAGAAGCCGTGCATGCGCACGTCGGAGCGCACCGCGCATCCGACACAGAAGCCCCTTGAAGTCGTTTGCCGCCTCGCCACGCTGATCACCCCCCCCGGCGGCGTCATCCTTGACCCCTTCGCCGGCTCCGGCACCACCGGAGTCGCGGCCCTCCAGGGCGGCTACGGCTTCATCGGCATCGAGCAGGAGGCCGCCTACATCGAGATCGCCCGCGCCCGCCTCGCCGCCGCCGCCGCACCCCGCTAGGACGCCCATGCCCACGCCGCCGCCCGCCCTCACGCTGCCCGGCCAGTCCGGCGATGTCGCCCTCGGCGACGTGGCCGGCCGCGACGTGGTGCAGCAGGGGATGGCGCCGGAGCCCGTGGTCGAGCTGCTCGGGGCGCGGATCGAGCGGCAGCTCGACCGGCTTGTGACCGTCACCGCGCAGAGTGTCACCGCGCTGGCCCTGCTCGTCTGTGTGCATCTGCTCGCCCTGGTGCTGTGGGGTGCGACGGTGTTCACCCTGATGCAGCCCTACCTGGTCGCCGGCCGCTAGGAGCCCCGCCGATGCGCGTTTCCCTCGCCGTCCTCCTCGCCCTCGCCCTCGCCCTTCCCGGGGCCGCACAACGTGCCCCGTGGGCCGCGTACCGCCACGACGGGGCCGGCTGGGTGCTGGACACGTCAGGTGACGCGGCCGTCGTCGCCGGCGTGCCCGTCCGGCCCGGCCGGCGGGTGCCCGCCCTCCCCCTGAGCGTGGACGTGTGGACGCTTTCCGACCCGCCCACGGTCGTGACGGTGAGCGCTCGGGCGCCGCACACCCTGTTTCTCCCCGTGACGAGCCGCTGATTTCGACGGATAGCGACGGAGCCCGCGCCGATGGGCCGCACCTCCAGCATTGACCCTGAGACCGGCAAGGCCCTGATCAGCGCGTACCAGCGCGTGGGGAGCGTCGCCGGGGCAGCCCGGGCCGTGGGGGTGAGCGAGTCGGCGGCCCGCCGGTATTTCGACGCCCTCCCCGCCGAAACCGCGCCCGCCGTCGCGACCGCCGCCGAAATCGTCGAGGCCGTCGCCGCGGGCCTCCAGGAGCCGTTCGCCGTCCTGCAAATCAACTTCGAGCGGCTCACGCGCCTGTGCGACGTGGCGCAGTCGGCGTCCTCGCCCCGCGAGATCCAGGCGTACACCGGCGTCATCAAGGAGATCCGGGAGCACGTCGAGGCCAGCGCCAAGCTGGCGGCCCTCATCCTGAGCGCCGACGAGACCCGCAAGTTTCAGCAGGCCGTGATCGAGGCGATCGGCGAAGCGGACGATGCAACCAGGCGCCGCATTCTCACCAAGCTCCGCGAGCGCCGATCCGTGGGCGTCGCTCTGCTCCGCCCTTGACGAGCAGTTCCCCGACCCCGCGGCGGCCGAGGCCCCGCTCAGCTTCCAGGCGTTCATCGCCCGTGTCAGCCCCCGCTACCAGGTCTACCGCCACTGCGCGGAGCTGATCGCCGTCCTGCAGCGCGTCGCCGACGGCGAGCTGCGCCGGGTGCTCATCGCGCTCCCGCCCCGCCACTCCAAGTCCGAGACCGTCTCGCGCCTGTTCTCCGCCTACTACCTGTACCGCCACCCCGACCGCTGGGTCGCCATCACGAGCTACGGCGCCGACCTGGCCTACACCCTCAGCCGGGCGGCCCGCGAGAACTACCAGCGGGCCGGGGGCCTGCTCCACAAGGCCGCCAGCGCGGTGAAGCACTGGCAGACCCGGGCCGGCGGGGGCCTCTGGGCCGGCGGCGTGGGCGGACCGGCGACCGGCAAGGGCTTCCACCTCGGCATCATCGACGACCCGATCAAGGACGCCGAGCAGGCCGCCTCCGAGGTCATCCGCAGCAAGCAGCAGGACTGGTTCGGCAGTGTCTTCAGTACCCGTGAGGAGCCCGGTGGTGCGATCGTCATCCTCCAAACCCGCTGGCACGAGGCCGACCTTACCGGCTACGTGCTGGGCCTTGAGCAGGACGAGCCCGAGGGCTGGTACATCGTCAACCTGCCCGCGCTCGCCGAGCCCGACGACCGCCCCAGCTACCCCGCGACCTGCACCGTCCACCCCGACTGGCGCGCCGACGGCGAGGCGCTCTGCCCGGAGCGCTACCCGGTCGAGCGGCTCCAGAAGCTGGCGCGGCGCATCGGCGACTACTTCTTCGGGGCGCTGTTCCAGCAGCGCCCGCGGCCCCGCGACGGCGGGATGTTCCGCCGGGGCGTGGCGATCGTCGCGGCCTACCCCGCCGGCTGCATCTTCACCCGCTACTGGGACAAGGCCGGCGCCCGGCCCGGTAAGGGCGACTACACCGCCGGCGTGCTGCTCGCGTACCACCCGCCCACGACGACCTGGTACGTGGTGGACGTCGTGCGCGGCCAGTGGCCGGCCGACGAGCGCAACCGGGTTATCCGGCAGACCGCCGAGCTCGACCGCCACGCCTACGGCCACGTCCGCATCGGCATCGAGCAGCCGCCCGGCCTGGCCAAGGAGGCGACCGATGCGGTGATCAAGGTGCTCGCCGGCTTCGCCGCCTTCGGCAGCCCCGTGAAGGGCGACAAGGTGGAGCGGGCCGAGCCCCTCGCCGCCCAGTGGCAGGCCGGCAACGTCCAGCTGCTCGCCGGCCCGTGGAACCGGGACTACCTCGACGAGCTGACCGCCTTTCCCACCGGCAAGCACGACGACCAGGTTGACGCCACCGCGGGCGCGTTCCACCAGCTCAATCTTCCCTACGGCGACGCCCGCGACGAAGCCGCCACCGACGGCTACGACACCTACTAACGCCTATGGCCTCCCCCTTCGACACCCTCACCCTCGACCAGATCCGGGCCCAGCTGCGGCTCGCGACGCCGCCATGGGCCGCGACCAACGCCGCCTTCGCCGCCGGCGACCACTGGCAGGCCGGCGCTGGCTGGACGGGCCCGCGCCCCGACACGGGCACGGCCGAGGGCCAGGCGGCCATGGGCGAGATCGCCCGGGCGTTCACGCCGCAGAACGCGATCGGCGAGACCACCGAGCGCCACGTCCTCGGGGTCGTCGGCAAGGAGCCGGCGTGGGGCCTCACCCCGCGGCGCCCCCTCGCCGCCGCGGGGCGGGGCAGCCGGCCCACGCGGGCCGAGCAGGCGCTCATCGATGAGGCCGCGGCGGCCCTCACCGCCTGGTGGGACGCCCGCAAGGTGCTGTCCGCGCTGCAGGGCCTCGCCCGCGGCCTGCTGCTGGACGGCCGCGCCCCGCTGCGGCTGTTCGTGCCCGCCGGCCGGCGCGTCGTCGCCCCCGACGGCACGCCCCGCGTCCCCCTAACACCCACGCTGGGCGCCGGCCTGGATCTCCTGTACGTGGACGCCCCCGCCGCCGCCGTGGCCGCCGTGCTGACTGACCCGCAAACCCAGGACACGTGCAGCGTCCTGCTGTACCGGCGCGGCGGGGCGCAGCTGTTCGAGGCCGGGACCGAGGAGGTCGCCGAGCTGAGCTACGTGGACCGCGCGACGGGGGCGACGGTGCTGCGGATCGTTTCGGGCGACCCCGCCCGCGAGGCCGCCGAGCGGTGGACCTACCCGCTTGGCGGCCACCGCCTGCTGGACGAGGCCGCCCGGCCCGCCCTGATCACCGACCCCGTGCGCCGGCTCCAGCAGCAGCTCAACATGGCCCGCACGATGTCGGGCCGCAACGTGGTGCAGGGCGGCTTCCTGGAGCGCATCATCCTCGGCGGGCAGATGCCCGGCGAGTACGTGGACGACCCGACCGTCGCCCCCGGCCCCGACGGGCGCCGCACGCGCTTCGTGCCCCGGCCGCTGCGGGTGGGCGCTGGCCGCACGAACTTCATCTCGGGGCAGCCCATTCGCGACGCGCAGGGCCGCGTCACCGGCTACACCTCGCCGTCCGTGGTCTACCGCGACCCGGTGTCCACGGCGACGTTCCGCGAGTCCTCCGACGACTGCTACCGCGCCATCCTCCAGGAGACGCGCCAGCTCCACGCCCTGCTCTCGGGTGATGCCGCCGCGTCGGGCGTGAGCCGGGTGCAGGCCCGCGCCGACTTCGCCAAGAGCCTGCTGCAAACCAAGGCCGAGCTGGACGCGCTCGGCCGCTGGCTCATCGAGACGGCGCTCGGCCTCGCCGCGATCTTCGCGGGCACCCCCGGCCGCTTCGACGGCCTGCGGGCCGACTTCGCGTGCCGGCTCGACACCGGCCCGCTATCGGCCGAGGAGCGCGCCCAGATAGTGGCCGAGGTCGCGGCCGGGCTGATGAGTGTCGAGACCGCGCTCACGCTGCTCGGCCACGACGACCCCGACGCCGAGCGCGCCCGCATCGCCGCCGCGCGCACCCCCGCCCCCGATCCCCCCGCCCCGGACGCCGGGGCGCAGGATACGCCCGCCGGTGCTGCGGGTGGCGCCCCCGACTCGCAACCGACCCAGGGAGGTCTGTAATGCCCGTCCGCCTGCTCGCCCCCGCCCCCGGCCCCCGCCTGCGCCCGTTCCTCGGCCGCGACCCGCTGCTGTTCCTCACGCCCGACGGCGGGGCCAACCCGCAGACCGGCACGTCCCCGGCCCCCGCGCCGGCCCCCGCGCCCGACCCCGCCGAGGGGCTGCGCAACGCGCTCCAGCGCGCCAACAACGACGCCATGGCCCTCGCCGCCCAGCTGTACTCCGAGAACTACCAGCACCGCGAGCGCATCCGGCAGCTGGCCGCCGCGGCCCCCGCCGAGGGCAGCGTGGTGCTGAGCCGGGAGCAGGCCGCCCAGTGGACGGCCTACCAGCAGCTCGGCGCCCCTGACGCCCTCCAAAGCACGGTGCAGCAGGCCCAGCAGTCCCAGCAGGAGCTTGCCGGCCTCAAGCGCCAGGGCGCCGTGCAGGCCGCCGCCGCCGCCGCCGGCTTCAAGCCCGGCGTGCTGGCCCAGCTTCCCGGCGCCGACGCGCTGGAGTTCATCGTCAAGGAGGTCGAGGCCAACGGCACGAAGGCCCCGGCCGCCTTCGTCAAGGGCCAGGACGGGGCGGAGGTCGCCCTTGCCAGCTACGCGCAGCAGCACTGGGCCGACTTCCTGCCGGCCCTCGCCGCCGCCGCCCCGGTCCCCGCCGGGACGGCCTTCCCCGGCCAGCAGCCCGCCGGCGGCCAGCCCCCGGCCGACCCCGTGGCCGCCGCCGCCGCCCGCTTCCAGCAGCAGCGCGACGCCGCCCCCTCGCCGCTCAAGCCCCGGGCGTAGGACGCCCGCACGCGCCGGCAGGGCCGGCCCCAACCGTTCGCCCACCATCAGGAGCCTACCCCCATGCCCCAGCTCACGACCTACAGCTTCTCGCGCGCCCGCGCCGTCGCGGACGAGTCCTCGATCGAGCGCCTCGGCGGGCACCAGGTCGCCTTCGACCTCCTCACCGCGGGCGCAGACGGCGCCAAGATCGTCGCCCCCTTCACCGTCGTCGGCCGCCGCGTGGACGGCCGGATCGTGCCGTGCGCGCGGTCGTTCTCCATCTCGGCGCTGACCGTCGCGTCCAACGTCGCCACCGCCACCAGCACGGCCCACGGCCTCGCCGTCGGCGACCGCATCACCGTGGCCGGGTCCAACCTCGCCTACGCCAACGGCACCGTGATCGTGGTGAGTGTGGCCGACGCCAACACCTTCACCTACGCCGCCACCGGCGCGAACGCCACCGCGACCGGCACCATCACGTTCCGCTTCGCCGCGATGGGCATCATCGAGACCGGGGCCAACGACAAGAACCTGGCCGAGGCGCTCACGGGCAACTCCGTGATCGTCGGCGGGGTGCTGTTCGAGACCCTGCTCCCCGACGCGACCGGCACGCCCAAGGCGCTGCCCGCCGCGTACAAGGCGGAGCTCGCCGCCGTCGGCTGCACGTTCAAGTACGTCGTCTACGCCGACAGCCGCGCCTAGGCCCCCGCCGGCCCCGCCCGCCCCCGTCCCCGCCACCCCCTACGCTGAGGAGTGCCCCGATGGAGTTCAGCTTTCTCGCCGCCCTGATGGCCCTCGGCCAGGGCTTCGCCTTCCGCCTGATCAACGCGGCGCGCCCGGCCAGCGCCTACCTGTTCGCGTCCATCCTGCCCGAGCGCGGCATGCCCTCCTACGAGGTCAAAAACGGCTCGATGACCGTCCGCTCCGCCATGGCCGGCCTGGTCGGCATGGACAGCCCCTACCCGCCCACCGGCGTGGTGGACCTGAGTACGTTCTTGGAGCGCTCGGCCAAGGTCGCCAACCAGGCCACACTGAGTGAGGACGCGCTGCGCACGCTCCAGAGCATGGTGATGCAGCTCCAGCTCTCGGGCGCGTCCACCAACGAGCGCCTCGTCGAGGAGGTCCTGAACTTCACCAACGCCGTGCTGATCCAGCCGCACCTCGACACGACCGAGTGGCTGCGCGGCCAGGCGCTGGCGACCGGGGCGATCGACTGGACGTTCGGCAACGTCAAGCTCGCCGTGGACTACGGCATCCCCGCCGCCAACAAGCTGACGGCCCGCACCGGGACCAGCGCCTACGGTGCGGCGTCCTCGAAGTTCTGGGACGACACGCGGCAGCAGGGCCGGCTGCTGCGCAACGCCACCGGCATCATCCGCCTGATGCACCCCGACCTGGTGGAGGACGTGGTGGCACAGGCCGCCAACACCGTGCAGGTCGTGAGCGAGGACGCCTCGCAGATCACGCTGCGGCGGATGATCAGCCAGAACGGCACCAACACGCCGTCCTCGGACGCCCGCGACGGCGTGACGATCCTCAAGTACGGCCTGGAGGCCGAGGTGCTCGACCCGGCCGACCCCACGAAGACCAAGCTGATCCCCTTCATGCCGAAGACCGCCTACGTGGCGATCGGGCAGGGCGTCAACACCGGCTACGTCGTGGGCGCCGGCTCGCGGGCGCCGGAGCCCTACGAGCTCGGCTACACCCACCTCGCCCCCACGGTCGAGTCGGGCGGGGCCCCCGGCCGCTGGGCCCGCGTGTACGCCCCCCAGGAGCGCTCCTGGCAGCTCGTCGGCGAGGCCGCGGCGAACGTGCTGCCCGTCATCGACGCCCGCAGCAGTGCCCGCATCGTGATCGCCAAGAGCGACCTGCAAAGCTAGGCCCGCGGGGGCGCACCGCGCAGCCTCGTGCGGTGTGCCCCCGCCCCTTCCCTCCCTCCCCTCCCCCCTACGAGGTGCTCTGTGGCCTACGACCCCGCCGAGCCGACCGCCGTGGACCGCGTGCGCGGCCGGGTGGGCGACACCGCCGACCCGCCCCAGCTGCGGGGCGGCGAGGGCCGCTACCAGGCGATCCTCGCCGCGGCCGGCGGGGACGAGCCCGCCGCCACCCGTGCCGCCGCCGCCGCGCTGGCCGCGCAGCTCGCCCAGGACCCCGACCAGGTGAGCGACGCCAGCGGGGCGGTGCGCTGGGGGGCGCGGATCGCCCAGCTCAACCGCATCGCCGACGGCGCGGGCGGGGCGACCCCCGCCGGCAGCGCCCCCACGGCCGGCGCCGCGACGGGCGGCGTCGCCACCGAGGCGGTGTGGTGATGAGCCTGAACCTGGACGCCGCCCGCGCCGCCCTCGCCGCCGCCCTGATGCCCTACACCGTGTCCACCACGGCCCGCACGCCGAACGTGTCCAGCCCGTGCGGGCGCGCGACCCCGCTGCGGGGCCAGCTCGCCCCCGCCGACGGCGTGCGACAGGCCCGGGGGATGGTGCAACTCAGCCTCCCCGCCGATACCGCCCTCGACCTCGCCCCCGACGAGGAGGTGACGTTCGGCGACCTCCCCGGCCGGCGCTTCCGCGTGGTGTGGGCGCCGCCGCCGTCGTCCCTGAACCTGTCCCGCATCTACGGCCTCGACGAGGTGCGCTGATGGCGCTGAAAAGCCGCATCCCCCAGATCCGCGCCCGGACCAACAGCGCCGTCGCCGCCGGCGTGTACCGCGCCGCCGGCTTCGTGCGCGACCTCGCCAAGCAGCTCGCCCCCGTGGACGAGGGCGACTGGCGCGACTCGTTCACCCTCGACACCAACGGCCCGGCCCTCACCGTCACGGTGCAGGGCGGCGGGGCCAAGGCCCCCCACGGGGTGTACGTCGAGTACGGTGTGCCGAGCCGGCCCAACTACCCCGCCCAGCCCACGCTCACCCCCGCCGCCCGGGCGATCCGGCCCGAGCTGGAGGTGGCAAAGGAGCTGCGTGCGATGCTCCGAAAGCAGGCCCTATGAAACGCTGCCGTACCTGTCGCTGGTGGGACGACCGCAATACGGATCGGCCCGGCTGGGGCCACTGCGGGCTCACGGCGAGCGAGAACGGGCGCCCCGCCCACGAGACAAAGGCTGTCGCTCTTGATTTCGAGAGCTACGGCGCAAGCCTGGAAACGGCGCCCGACTTCGGCTGCGTGCAGTGGAAAGGCAAGGAGCCACGATGAGCGAGCCCCACGTCCCCGCGCCGCTGCGCGACGGCGCCGGCATCAGCATCCCCGCCACCCTCGAGTCGGCCCCCGACGCGATCGTCATCCCCGTCGCCGGCCTCCCCGCCGGCACCGTGATCACCCTCACGATCACGGTCGGCGGGCCGCCGCCACCCCCCGCCCCGCCGGAGCCCGCCCCGGCCGCGCCCCCGCGCTACCTCGGCCGCCGTCAGGAGTAGCCCATGCCCGGTCCCATCGTCGCCGCCCTCGACATCCTGCAAGACGCCATCCTCGCCGCGCTGGCCCCGGTCGGGGCGGCGTGGTGGAACGAGGCGCCGGCCGATACCACGCGGCGGCTCCGGCTGGCCCCGGGCGAGCCGCCGCGGCTCCCGGTCGCGCTGATCCCCTACTGCCCCGACCCTGGGGCGGTGGAGCGGCGCTACCTGCGGGTGGAGGGGTGGGCCGGGCGCGTGGCCGTGCGTTGCCTCGCCGCAGACACCGGTGACGCCCGGGCCGCCCGGGACGCCGCCCACGCCGCCCTCGCCGCGACGGCCGCCCCCGCCGGGTACGCGCTGGGCCTGCGCTACGCCGGCCCCCTGCCAACCCTCAGCAGCGGCGGGGTGACGCAGGTGGGCAGCGTGTACGCGGCCACGATCCGCCGCGTGGCCGTCGCCCCCGCCCTCGCCGCGCTGCTCCTCGAAGACGGCGGCGCCCTGCTCCTCGAAGACGGCGCCCGCCTGCTGCTGGAGACTACATAGATGGCCGACCTCAAGATCTCGCAGCTGCCCCTCGACGACGCGATCGACGGCACCGAGCTCGTGCCACTCGCGCAGGGCTCGGCCAACCGGCGCGCCACGCTGGCCGCGATCCGCGACTACGTGCGGGCGGGCCTGTCCATCGCGATCGGCGCCGTCACGGGCTTGCAGGCCGCCCTCGACGCCAAGGCCGCCACGACCGACCCGCGCTTTGCTGACGCCCGCGCCCCGCTCGCCCACAAGGCCAGCCACGCCAGCGGCGGGAGCGACGCGCTCGCCCCGGCCGACATCGGGGCGGCGGCCGCCGCGCACACGCACAGCATCGCCAACGTCACCGGCCTGCAAGCGGCCCTCGACGCCAAGCTCGGCACGCCCGCCCTGTTCGGCCTCGCCGACGGCGCCACGATCGCCTGGAACCTCGCCACGCAGGGGCCGGCCGCCCAGGTCACGCTCGCCGGCAACC